ATGCGGGAAATCAGCTATTCGATCCAGCATCAAATCAGCGGCTTGTTGGTTGCGGGGGCAGGATTTGAACCTGCACAAGTCCGCATGGATAGGACTTTTCACAAAAATGCTGTGATAAAGCTGCGATTCTTTCAAAAAGAATTATTTTTGATTGCACCCTTTCACCGCCGCACGCAGCTTAATCTCGCATACCCAGCGCTCTTCGATCTCTTTCCGAAAAGCGCGATTGATTGTTACCGGATCGTCATTTGCTGACACTCGATCCACGGCATACGCATCCTTGCACTCTGTCGGAGTCTCAACGTTACAGTAGATCGGCACCGGTTTCTCTACGATCTTGGTTTCGATGATCGGCTTTGCTGAACAACCGACAAGCGCAAGGCTAATTATGGCGACTCTGTACATATTCCTTTTGCTCCTGAACGATAGCCGCGCACTGTGCGTTCGGTTCCGGTGATACCGGCGGGAGTGATTTAGTGGCAGCGGCGGTCGCTTTGTGCCGGGAAATTGTGACTTCGGCGTTCTTCATCGCATCTGACGCAGCTTTCTCGCGCTCCGCTACGGCATCGGTAATCACCTTCACGCCCTGCCGCACGCCCTCGATGTCAGTGGCGCAATTCGCGTTGGCTGTCTGGAGTATGGCGTTATGTGACTCGACTTTTTCTTTTTCAGAGACAGCACGGGCAACTTCTGCGCCATCTTTCCAGCCCTTTACTCCCCACCCTGTACCGAAACCTGCTGAGAAGATAACCGCAGCCACGAGGGCATAAATTGCGATTGTTGGCACCCTTACTTACCCCTTAACTCATTAATTTAAATCGATTATAGGGCTTCCTATGAAGCCGGTTTTTGCATAATAATTAAGCAAAGGTAGGGACAGCCCCATGGTCATCCCCTTAACCTTTCAGAGTTGCTTAGGCTGCGGCTTGGGCCGCAACGTTTTGGTCGCCCAGATCGGTCAGAGCACCAGCAATAGCTTTTTGAGTCGCCACGATTTGCGGATACTCCATCGTGTAGAAGGACGCCACGACATCGGAGGCCACAACGCCATCATCGCCTAGATATTCCATGGTTATACGCAGTTTCGGATTTGCCATTTTCAATTTCTCCACAGTTTCAGTTTTGGCAGAATTGCCGTACATCTTCATCACCACATTCCCGCTCTTGAGGCGACGGGATTTGCCTATGAGGCCCATGCTGGCGAGGTAGCCCTTAATAGCGCGATGCTCGGCAAACGTGGGCGCATCATCCGTGCCACGGAAGACCATGCCCTTGAATTCGTATTCTTTGCCCTTGATGTCGATACAGCAGACACCTCGGAACGGGAGCGCAGCGGGGGTTGGATACATGAATCGGATCAGGCCGACTGTAGGAGCAAGCCATTGGATCGTCGCTGTGCCGGATTCCCAGTCGAACTCGATGGGCCTCACGCCCTGCCCTCGCAGATCGCCCGTTCTTCTGCACGCCTTTTCACCAGTCCGGGCAGCACCTTTCTGCCGGGCCCATATTTGAATGCCTCGATGCGCGCGCATGCTTCGGCATACCGGCCGGAATTGATCAGATCGATCAGGTTGGGTGGTTTGCCGGGTGCGGCCTTGCGGCAGAACGTTCCGACTCCCACGTTATAAGCCAGCCGCACATAAGCTTCGTATTCGTACTGGTATAGCGGCACGGTAACGCAACGCCTGACCCCGGTGGCATAGACTCCCTCGATCTCATCCAGCAGCCTCACCAGTGAGCGCGTTGGCGTGGTTTTGTCGCCCATCCTGACGCCGGCGGTGGAGCCGAATCCGATGGTTGGCACGTCACCCGGCACCGGGATGTATGCCTCACCTTTGTACCCCTCATGCACCGCAATTCCTACCAAGGTGGAGGCGGCCAGCACCATCGTTGCGACCGAGGCGCGGACCTGATTCGGGTTGAGTTTGATCATGACAACAGCACCTGCGTTACACCCGCGCCGATCAGGCAGATTCCAGCCCAGATCAAACCGTTTCCAATCCCTGCATATAAGCTCACGCCAGCAGCCAGCGTCACTATGCCGGCATACACGCTCGGCCAACCCAGAATAATCCTCATTTCGCTAGCCCCTGATCAATCAGCCGGGCCGGAGCTACCAATGCCGCGAACAGCACACTGAGCGCGCCGAGAGTTGTAGCGACTGCAGCCCATGCCTCCGGAGACAAGCCGACTAGGCCAGCGGGGATGACTGTTGCGATCTGTTGAAATATGGCAAACAGAGTCGAGCCCGCTCCCATCCTCACACTCCATGCCTTCTTTAAAACGTCCTTCCAGTTCCAAACGAGATTCATTTTTATCCTTATGTATGCTCTTCCAGACAATCCAATTTCGCCTTGACGTCGCTCTTTAAATCACCTGTATCGATGCCGGCGCAGGGGTGACTGGAGGGCGCAGGCGCCACCTGAGGAACAGGCGCAACCTTCGGTTTATGCTCCTTCAGTTTTGGAGCTTCAGTCTCCCGCGGCGCAGTGATTTCGATAGTCGGGGAAACAGGAGCCTCCCTTGTCTCCGGCTTCTGCTCCATTGGTGGTACGGTACAAGCCGCCAGAATGATGGCGGCGACAATAAATATTGATCGCATCATCTTCTCCTAGGCCATTGCTCGATGATCCTGTCGAGCTTGTCATTGAACTCCCTCATCGTTTCGCGCTGCTCAGCACGCGTTGCCTTGATTTCGTCGCCGAGGCGCTCATTGGTGCGCTCCTGGTACAGCTCACCCCTTTTGAGACTGGCGATATCGTTCTGCACCGCGTTGTAGGCCGCATAACCAGAACCTACCAGTCCAGCAAGCGCAATGGCCCCGCTCCAAGAGATCGTGAGGTTCGATGGACCCCTGCGAGGCTTCTCTTCCCCTTTTTCATCACAAGTCATCACTTACCCCACGAGCCAGGCGAACATCATCAGGACAATTACAGCGGCGCCAGCAACACACAGAATCGCTGCGGTCCAATTGGAATTCTTTACTTTGTCCAGAAGTGAATCGGCCTGAGCATCCGCATTACGTACAGCGTCTATCACTTTTTGTCCTTCATCTTTAATGCTCATTTGAAGCCTCCTGAAAATGATTTGAATTACAGTGACGCGCCCAATGTAAACAGATCGTCGAGTTGTTGATCTGTGAGGCCGAGCGACGCTGCTATCTGTCCTACGAGTGGGTTTGCTCGCTCAACATCCCCCGCATATTCCCAGGCGATCCGGGCCTTATCTCCATCAGATCCAGGTATGGCAGCGATGAATGAATTAGCCTGGTCAAGCAGTCCAGCTTGATACAGTGCCTGCCGCGCTTGGCGCATGGTGATGATTGACGGAGCGGTTGATTCTGGTTGCTGCGGTGCGGGACGCACTGTCCAAGTTATAGTGCCGCCAATCAGCTCAAGGTATCCGGTCTGATCGGTTATCGATTGGCTGAATTGTTGGTCTGTGAGCGGTACCGCATTCTCTGGAATTACCGTGTTGATGTCACTATCGTATCGGCCATTTAGGATTCCATCAGGTCCGAATGTTGCGTATTTGGTCATCTTCTTATTTACCTATCGCGATATAGGAGACACCCCAATTGGATTGCACAAGCGAGTTAGTTATTTCCCTTGTAAAGAATTGTGCGAAGGTAAGAGAGCTGTTACCTCGATACCACATTGCAGACATGTCATTGGTTACATTGGTGTCCGCGAAACACACAGGTATTACAACATAGACCACTGAAGGGAAGGCAATCGGGTATGTGACATTGATGGTGGTTGCCCCTGATATATCTCCATTTATGCTTCCTGATCCCCATTGAACCAGAAGCCCACCGGGGAATTTGAAGTAACCACTGGCACCAGCCAGAAGCCCTGAAGCCAGACCGGCTGAGGTAATAGCCCTCGTCGTATCAGTCCCGGCCAGGGCTTCGGTATTATCTGCAAGTTCCACCACGCCAGTGGCTGTGGTGGTGGCTGCCTGCTTGAGCGCAGCGAATGCAGCGGCAGCAGTACTCTGCCCCGTCCCGCCATTTGCAATGGAAAGATCATTCGTGAGCGCCAGCGTGGGGATTGTTACCGTTCCGCTGAACGTGGGAGACGCGAGAGCCGCGAGACCAAAGTTTGCGCTAGCCAAAGTCCCTACGGTCACCCATGCGCTGTTTGCAGCATTGCGAATCTTCAGGAGGCCTGTAGTGGTGTCCGCCCACCACTGATAAGCGAATGTCGTAGCTGGCGCTGTGGCCCCGCTGTTGTTGCTGACAATTGCCAGCAAGTGGTTATTCAAGTCAGTGCGGAATGCTGCTCCCGCCTGATTCGCTATTACATAATCTTCTTGCGCCATTAAACAGCCTCTTTAACGTGCACTGTTAAAACCGAAACATCGATATTGTTTGTTTCGCTATCGCTTATGAAATCCAATCTGAACTTCACCGCGCGGCAGGTCACATCTGCCACTCTGAACGGCGTCCATGCGCTCCATACGGGGGTTCCTGCTGGATCATCATTCGTCGTTGCCATGTATAGAGTAAGGTCGCATCCGTCTACACTGTCACCGTCAACCGAAGCCCAAGAATCGACCTCTCCCATGGAGTCTATAAGATCGGTTGCGACATAAGACAGGGCATCTATGTCACTTTCTAATCTGCGAGTTTTCACCGTTGTCATATCCAGATAAGCGCTGAATGCGTAGCTGCCCGTAGTAGAAACAGACGGATCAGTCAGTCTCAGCACTGATCCCGCCACCGTGACATTCGTCTTCGTACCGGTGAATCCTGGAGCCTGTGTGCTGGTCGCAACCGTGGTGAAACCGGTGGTCATGCCTTCTGTGGCAACAAACGGCGTCATGCTGGTGGAGTAGTTGCCGGTCGAGTCCTTGGCCTTCGCCATATAGGTGCCGGTAATCAACGCCACAATCCCCTGCACTGCCCCACCGGGGAACTCTTCAAGGATGATTCCGTCCTCCCATACCGCGCTGCTGGTCTTCGAGGAGTGCCGGATAATGATCGAACCGTTTATCTGAACGTCGAGGTCAGGAGAAAGCGCCCAGGAGGCCAAAGCGTAACCGTTGGAGGCGATTACCGAGAAATTGGAGACAGCGGCAGGCGGCGCACTCAGCCCCATGATATTCACGCGCACTTCATTGGTGTAGTCTGAGTCCACGCCTATCGAGTTGAATGCCTTCAGCCGGAAATCGTAATAACCCGGCGCGAGGTCTATCAGTTCAGTCTCGAATCCCTTTATACCGGTCCTGACAAGCCAGTTGGCCTGAGTCGCGGGCTTGTATTCGAGCTGGTAGTTATCCGCAAATCCATCCGCCGATGCGCCCCATGACACGATGGCTTTGCTCTTCACCCCCGCGCTGCCGGTGGTCTGGTAGAGCTCTTCCGTGACGGAAGGATTGCCGGGGACCTGAACCGTGAACGGGTCCGGAAGCGTGGTATTTGGAGCCAGATCGATCGCGGTCTCTTCGCCGCTGTTCCAGTCGTAGACACCTGATGCGGTTTCTCTCAGAACAAGATCGATGCCGAGACGAGGCGTGCCGTTATCATCCCGAATGGAGAATTTCCAGTTGGTGACTTCGAAGGGTTTCGATGACCACCCCCAGCGGGTATTGGAGAGATTGACCACATCCCCTGCCTGCACACGAAAGGCGGTCAGCTTGCATGGCCAGGTGGTGGTGATCTGCTGCCGTGCTTTCTCCAGTTCGATCTTGGCAATGCGCTGTGCCATGGATCCGGAAGTGGTAAAGGGAAGTTCGATATCCTTCCAGATCCTCTCCCCCTGGTCTTCTGCAAGATAGGTGGCATTGGTGATCGGCGGGAAGTCATTGGGCTGGTAGAAGTCCAGGGGATTGATATAGACGCCCTTGACGGCGTTGAATGTCTGGCTGCGGCTGATCCTCGATGTCACCTTGATCGGGCCGTCCAGGTCGTTCTCATCCAGCGTGATGGTTGGATTGCGGTAAGCTCCCGGCAGGATGATCCACTCACCGCCCTGGTAAGTCACCTTGCCCTGCATCGAGGTCAAGAGCTTCCCGATTACGTCCTTCGGCTTCTCGTCGGTATCGAATGTGCCGTTGCAGGTATAACGGACCTCAGAAGCAGAATTCAGCGTATGCGTGCCCGATCCCAACCCTGTGATATCAACATGCGTTCCAGCCAGCGCATTGGCCTTGCTGGTGGCGAGATAGTAGGAATGATTGCCCGTGTCGATGACGTAATAGGTCGTGGCGGAAAGACCCGCCGGAAGCGTCCCGGTAGTGGTCAGGGCTACCGCTTCTCCAGTGGAAAGAACGATATTGCTTCCCGTGACGCGAATGTCGTCATAGACGGCTGTGGTGCTCGAGGTGGGAGCATTCGCCCCGAGCGAGCCGTCCGCTGTGGCGTCGGCATACTCGGCCGTCGTGTTGTCGCTCAGAGTCGCCAGCAGCTTGAGCTGAGATCCTCCTGCTACGGTGCGGTAGATCTTCCTCGCAGTGGTTCCTGTCGGTCCCTTTGAAATGCCCGACAGCGCTACTCCCCAGATAGCAGGATTCTGGGAATAAGTGGTCAGAGGTCCGGGGACCGTCTCTCCCGATGCGTCAACAAAGGTGAAAGCGTACTTATATACGCCAGCAGCCGGAGTGCCTGATGGAACGCTGATCAGATTCTGCTTGGCAATGGGTGCGGCGGTCGGCGCGGGGATCTGGTAGACGGTAAAATCTCCGACCCGGGTCAGAGTACCGACAACCTCATCGCACACGTTCGCCGAGGCGCTGGCTACCGTGTCGTTGACATTCGCCTCACCCAGGCCGTAAGTCGAATCCTTCAGGTAATTGCGAACGCACAGGGCCGCATTGTTGCTCCACTCGATCAAACCGGTCCTTGGATCGAGCAGCAGCTTCCCCTTGACGATGCAGGAGATATTGGGGATGCCATTGGGAAACAGGGTGGCGCTGTATTTAAGGCGAACGTAGAGCTTGCCGCATCCAGACTGCCTATGATTCGAGGTCCACACACCGGGGCAGTAGGCCATCATGGCGCTGAGCAGGTCCGCGTCTCCAGCCGTGCTGCCCAGGCCCTTCTTGATGATCACATAGCCCGCATACTTCCCCGTTGCATTGCCGGTGGAATCCAGAGGAATCAGCTCGTCGTCGAAATAGACGGAATCGATTGACTGAATCTGATGGCCGGAAAGAGTAAGAAGCAGATTGATGTACTGGTTGGAATCGGTGGAGTGGATGAAGGTATACACACCGGAGACTCGCACCGGGCCGCCGTAGATGACGCGGCGCGCGGTGATGGGCTGTCGGACTGCTTGGGTGCGGTCTTGGAATGCGCCGATTGAAGCCTGCTTCGGCTTCCCGGTAATGGCACGAGAGACGGCGCTAAGGGCGAAGCTGGCTCCTATTGATGCCACAAAACCGGCTATCTCTCCGACAGTAACAACAATCCCGCCGATAGTGAAAGCCTCTACCGCTCCGATAGCAACGATAAATGGGATGACTGGCGGCATTACCCTACCATCCAGGCCCGTCGCGCAACGCAGATATTGTGATGGGTAGGTCCATCAGGCCCTTGCGCCGTCACGCCGCCCTTGAGATTAACCACGGCCAAAGCATCACCGAGCGGCGAATCGATCAGTGCCACATCTCCGCGCTGAGACATTGACACGGGAATCTCCATCATTCCGTGATCCATGGTGATTCGCTCTGCCGCTCCTTCGAGACCGCCATACTTCTTCAGAACGCGAGCTGCGCCCTGTGCTGTCGTGTACCTGTTTCGAAAGTCGATGGCCGGATCAATGCCGGTAATGCATAGCACTGCATCGGCAGCGAAGAGGCAGCAGTCCCTGCGCCCCCATACGAAAGGCTTTTCGTCAGCCAGAAACGCGGCAAGAAGAGACGGCCAGTTATCGAGTCTCACGCTCTCCCCCATAAAACTTGCGCTTCTTGTAAACTCGGCACGAAATCGAAACCGAGATCGGTTGCATCATCTATCTGCTGATCCTCTGTCGTGTAGCGCCGCGTGCGGGGTCTATCCAGATCAATGAGCTTATTCTCTGCGGTGAGACTGATGATCGCGCTTTCCGGGCCTTCGTCTATGCTGGGAACATCTGTAAATCCGGTGAAAAGCTGGTAAGGATCGGCTATCAAGGCTCCCGTGGAAAGATCCAGGGCCCCAAGCCATACCGTCGCCGGACGGTTGCTTTGAATCTGTCCCAGAGCAATTGAAACCATCTCGGAAGGAACGCCCGATAGATTGAAAGTTATCCCAGCCGCTCCAAGGTCAGTGTTTTCTTCTACCTCGGAGATCCCGCCGAAATTACCAACGCCGTTATAGATTTCCGAAGCAAAAGTGGTATCGCCAATGCCGGACCAAACCCGTACATCGCCGCCAGAGGTATTGATCTTCGCCAGGATAATTGGCTGCACCCTGTCTGCTTGAAGTGCATTGCCGAGTGAAGTTGTAAGGTCGCGCGCCATCAGATAACACTCCGGGCCGCACAGACCATGCCACTAAAGATGATTCCAGGCTCAGCCTCATAGACCATTTGGTTAGAGGTAAGCCGGAATACGCCTACAGGGCTGTTGTAGACCACGGCATCGCCGTTTGCATAGGATGTAGTGAGTGCCGGCCAGATATCCAGCGTTGCGTTCCCCGAACCGTCTGCGGTCGCGTTGTTGATGACCTTATGGAGCCTTGCTGATGATCCGGTTCCGAGCTGGATATAATCGCTCTTGAGCAGCGTAGTGCCCGCCGTCATCCCTTTTACAGCAAGTGTTTTTGATCGAGCGGATTGAGAACCATTGACCTGCACCGTGCCGGCAATCGTGCCGCGCGGTTTTTTGTAGGAAGAATCACATGCGAGGAAAGTACCGGCCTGACCGTTCAATTGCAGGAAGAAGCAATCCCATTCCGCATAGTTGTCGCGGTACATGGGGGGTATGGTTATCTCGCACTCGAACCATTGGCCGGGGTATTCCTGTACTTGCTCCTGCGCGGTAAAAGGAGACCGGGAAACAGCCACCACGGAATTCTGAGTGATCCTGACCTTAGCGACTCCCAACGAAGGAAAGGCCAATGGATAAGCGATCGTCATGAATCACCCGGGAATTTGTTTCGCCCTTTTGCAGCGGCGACTGCTGCAACAGTCTGTTTTTGAATGGCTGGCATCAGGCTGATGATCTCTGCTCGAACGGTCTGCGCCACCCCTGTCTGAATATTGAGATAGACATTAATCGTATCGCCTCCACCCCCGCCATTCAGCATTGCCTTCGTCTGGTTGGCATTGAAGATGCGGGAAGGTCCGGTAACCTCCAGCTCCGGGCCGTTCTCGCCGACGAGACGCAATCCGCCGCCGAAGTCCCCGCCTGATGCGAATTTTTTAGTCCCGGTAAATGCGCCTACGGCAGAATTGAAGAACGATCCGAGAAGACCCGAATCACTACCCTTGCCGAAGAGAGAATCGAAAATGTGAGCAGCCGCAGCGTTCGCCGCCATCTGTCGGATAGCGTTGAGAAACCCTGCGGCCATTCCCTTGACGCCATCTTGAAACGGATCGAAAAGAAACTGGGCGAATGCAGTCTGCTGGTTACGGGCTGCCTGGATGGCATACTGCGACATTTCGTCGCCAGTAGCCTTTGCCGTATCAGCAGCCTTCTGGTACGCATCCTGCGCGTTCAGGACGGCCTGATTGTAGGTATCCTGAGTGATCGCCCCTTGGGCCAGAAGGTCGTTAAGGCGGATTACCTCATCTGAGTATTTCTGTGCATCCGTGCGTGTCGATTCATAAACCGCCGCACCGGCTGCTTGAAGCGCTTTGAATCGCGCTATGCCCTCTTCCGAGTTCTGTTTTTCCGTTGCCTGCTGCTGCTTCTGTGTTTCATTCAATTCCTTGTTCGCGTCGATCTGCGCCGCTATTTCAAGCAGACTGCGCTTCGCCGCGACAGATAAATCCTTGTATCTGCCATTGGCTATTTCCTGCCCTGCCTTCTCAACCTCGGTGAGATTTTGCGTAGCGGTTAACCGCTCCCTCAGAGACTGGATTGCGCTGGCGTCACGCTGCGCTGCCGCCTTTGCTGCTGCGGCAGCGCCATCATTGCCAGTGTTTAGCGATGAAAAATCGAGAGGCGTTTTTTTCTTAGCCGCGTCATCTGATAATGCGTCCTGCGTTTTCTTGAGGTTCTTGAGATAGGCGATCTTCGCTTCCGTTGCCTGAATCTGAGCGTTCAAATCCCTCACGTCGCCAAAAACAAAATCATTGATCTTGTTCGCTACGGTCGGCTTGGATAGCTCGTCGCGCTGTTTCTTCATGCGCACGAGCGAGGCAGATAATTCGTCTATCCGCGCCGCCGCATTCTTTTCCTCATCCCCCCCGGTGGTCAGCCATGTAAAGAAAGAGGTGCCCGACCGCTGCGCAGCGACCAAACCCGTCGACAGGGCAGTAATGGAAGGTAAAAGGTCTTTGGCGATAGCGACACCAGCAGCGCCTGCTACCGCCTTGAGCTCGTCCAGTTGATCATTGAACGCCTCGGCCTCTTTCGCCATCTGCGCGGTTATAGGATTCAACTCCCGCCCGCGATCGATCATGCGCTGCAGTCCGTCCGCGCCCCCGTTCAGGAGGGGGATAAGATCAATACCTGACTTGCCCAGAAGCTCTTGAGCAAGCGCGGTTTTACGCAGACCGTCCGGCATCCTCTCGAAAGCCGAGGCGAGCTGTACCAGCGCCTTCTCCGGGTCTTTCGCCGTGATGCCAAGAGCCTTCAGGGTGGCCTGATACTGCTTGTTGCCGTCCTGTGCATCGGATACGAAAGTCGCAAGCTTCTTGACGCCGAGCGCCACACCGTCAAGGGTTGTTCCGGATTGATCAGCTGCGAACCTCAACCCAGCAAGGGTCTCTACAGCAATTCCTGTTTTCTGGGAAAGCTTCGAGAGTTCGTCTGCAGCGTCTATCGAGTTCTTGATAAATCCGACGAACGCGCCCGCACCAACGGTTACCCCGATAGCGTTCAGCGCGCTGCTCGCGGTCGAAGCGGCAGCAGTCAGACCAGCAAGCCGCCGCTCAGCCGAAGCAAACGCGGTATTAGTATTATCTGAAGCTGATATATTGATGCGGAATTCTTCGGTCATATCTTGGATACCTGCTCTTGATACTCTCGAATGTGAAGAAGTCCGCAGATGAAAAGCTCGATGTTTTGTACGCTGAGATACTCAGCGACATCATTCAGGACATGCCAGTCAAATCCGCCCATCAAGTTCCAGGCCTCGACAGCCTGTTTGTTTTCCTTGGTTAATTCGGCTGGCTTGAGATGCTTGACTCTTTTGGATAGAGCGGTTATCTCCAGCCAGCCACTCAGTTTTTTGAGGCGGCATCCACTGCTTTTTGATGCTCTATCGTTGCGTTCAGATACGCGTCGACCAGTGGTTTCCAGAGCTTGGGGCGATCAGCTATCGCTGTGTCGAAAAGTGTCTTATCGAATGACAGAACAGCATCTGATCCACCAAGAATCAGATCGCTCTCGCGAACACCGTCCCATCCCGTGGTGAAGCGCCGGATAATCTCCGGATCACTAACCTGCCCCCTGAACAGGGCACCGAACTCCTCATATGTCGGACGGCGACCGGTAAAGGTCATGTGATCGACCTTCACCGTAACGACGCGCGCCTGGTTGATTTTGTCAGCTAGGCTCATGAGACGAAGTATTGCTCTTCTGAAGCAAGGGTTAAGGAAATCTGACCTGTAGCGATGGCGCCGGGGCTGCTGCCATCCAAACCGCGACCGCCAGCAACATAAGCGTTGAAAATCAAGATGACGCCAGTTTGCAAAGTTACCTTGAATACCCGCAACGCTTTGGCGACAGAGGCAGCTTTCACAGCAACCATAACAGTCGATGTCGGATCTGCCTGAACTGGCATGGTGATTTGAGGCGCCTCATCCAGACCAAAAATCTCCTGTTTGCGCTTTAGGTGAATCGTCGTGTTATCGAGACGCGTGGGCGCTGGCTCTGGGAAACTGAAGCCGGTCAAGTTGCTGAACGTGTGGAAGGCGGTAATCTTGTTGACCGTGCCGCCGCTGGTAAAGGTGCTGAAGTTCGTTGAATCCAGGCCTTCACAGGTAAATGAGACGGTGGTCGACACAGCGCTCACTCGTGCCACACGGTTGATCATTTCCGCCATGCCGCCGATGTCATCCTGAAACACGACATAATCACCGACGCTGAAATCATGGGTAGCTGTTACCACAGCCTCGGTTGCCTTGCTGATCCCGGTTATCGTCTTGTCGGCGCCCAGCGTGTCCTGCATTTGAACCGCTGTATCCAGCATTAAAATAGACATTTGAAACTCCTTATGTCGCCGTATCAGGCGTTGTCTCTAAACAGTAAATCTCGACCTCGAATGACATGGAAGCCACGCCTACGGGCTGGTCCCCGCCGCCATCCAAGGAAATGTTTGTGCCGTTCAATCTCAGGGCATTAGCCAATCCTGAAACGGTCTGATTCGTCGCAAGCACTACCTCAACTTGCCTGCATATTTCATCCAGCGTGTCGTCGAGATCGGCTACTGCCTTGGCTATCGCCTGGATAGTCACGGAGATAGTTTTCTTCTGCATCCTCGGCTTGTGGATGGTCAGATACTCTACATTCTCTGAATCTGTCATCACCTTTAAGCAAGGCAACTCGGACTCTTGCAGGGGGTAGACGCGGCTTTGAAACACCCTGCTTCCCGTCGTGGTCAGACCGGTAACAAGCGCTGCTATCGCTTCCCTGAGCTGCTTCCTGACGTGGCTCATTGCCGCTCCAGGATCAGCCTGGTTACGCCAGTTCCGTCCGGTTCGTTGCCCACTACCTTGTAAGTCACCCCGTTACGAATCAGCGTTGATCCCTGCACACCAGAAGCATCGGCGGCAACGCATGTGAAAGTGGGCTTGACGCTCTGCACGTCAAGCCCCTCGAAATAGCCGTTATCGAATATCCCTTTGATTCCCACTCCGTTGTAAGTCACCGCATCAGCAAAGCCAGCAGTGTCAAAAAACGGAGCGAGATTCTCAGCGAACATCAGTCGGTGATAGCGGAAACAGCCAGAGGGCTTGCGTAGCGCGCGCCGTACAGATCGTAAGTCACAGACCCTACGGCATTCGCCATGCTGGTAACGTCGACACGCACGCAATCGAAACCGTTATTCACATCCAGATCGCTGGCGTCCACTTCGATCACGTACAGAAGTTGCTTGCTGTTTGTGGTGTTAGTGGTGAAAGTGTTAGAAACGACGGCGGTTTCCGTCATCGTGTCGCCGGCCGCGCAATCGATATTGGCGAACATCTTTGCGAAGGCAAGCGGCGCTTCACCGGTCCCACCGACATCCTTGGCCTGCTTCAGGGTCACGGCGCCACCGGTTACCGTGGAAGCATTCAACACAGCGATGGTGACACGCAGCTTGGCGAAGTTCTTGAGGCTTACGTAGTCGCCATCCCCGGCAGTCGATGTCAGGGCTGCGGGTGCGCAACCCATCACGGTTTTAACGTGGTCTATCAAACGTGGATTCATGTTCGGTATCCTTTTATCGGGCTTCGAGGGTTACGAAATGGCTGCGGGTCACCGCGCTGTTCGGAGGAGTGATCGGAGCAGACAATTGAGGCTGGCCGTCCATGCGGACCACCAGCTTGAAGGCTTCGATATCCTGGTCGAACCACAGATGCATGGAGGTCGAGAACTGAGCGCCGCCGGCCTTGGTGATCACTCGATAACCATTCATATTCGCGTAGATGATGTCGAACTTGTCACCCAGCGTCTGGCAGGTATCTGTCAAGATGATTGGGCGCCCCATCAGGAACCCATCAGGCGCGTTTTTGATGCCTTGATTGTTCGCCATGAAGATGGGGTTGTTGTTCAGGGTCAGGGTGATGATCTGCGGGAAGGCATCAGGGTTGATCAGCCAGACGAAATTCGCGCCAGCGCCGCCCAGGCCGCGCGCGTACATCTTCGCGATGTTCGCTGCGACAATAGTGTCAGCCGCTTGCCCGGATTCCTTGGTTTGAGTCACGATTGCTGGGCTCTTGGTTATGCCGAGAGGCACGCCGGCACCTGAACCATTAACCATCGAATCCTGAACTTTCCAGTCAACCGCATCACGCATCGTCTGAGTCAGAAACGAACTCATGGCAGAAGAATCCGACATAAGCTCATCGGTTGCGGCCACCAAGACACGCAGCTTATTCAGTTCCATGCGTTTCTTCTTGGTGCTCGGTTTGGTTGGAGTAGCTTGCGATCCCTCTCCGTCCCACGAAGCAATAACTCCAGAACTGCCCCATGGAGTGGCCTCGCTATCCGTGAAGGACATCGTATTCCCTTCCACCGAGATATTCTGAGCACGGGAAAGGAGAGATTCCTCGGAAAGAGACAGGCTTGCTATGCCGGCCGCGAACTCCGGAGGAACGTCGTACCCCCCGTCAGGCCCCGCTGATTCATTGGCGAATACGGAGGCTGCGCGGCTTAAGGTTTCAGAAACCTTGCCGTTGCGCTTACAGGCCTGAACCACATCGAATGTAAAATGACCGAGATTACGGAATCCGCGCTTGGGGTCGGACTCGATATTTTCCGTGGACCGAGCAGCTTGACCGAACGTGATAACTCCAGTCTTGCGCGCTTCCAGCACCTGGCGCTGAAATTCGGGCAGTCCGATACCGTCACGCACCGCTTTCGATGCCAGTTCCATCGCGCCGTATTCTTGACCGATGGTCAGGATTTCATTCGCGCGCTTTTGCTCAGCCTTGAGCGATTCTTCGCGCGCACGGGCTTCCGCTGCCGCTATATCAGCAGCAGTCAAAGTTGCTTCACTCATTCGTTGCTCCTCGGGTTGAATTGGATTTTCCTTGGCGCCTTCAGCAGATCGCCCTACGCCAACAGTCGCGTCGGCAGGAACAGAAACCATGCTGATTTCGTAAGGCTCCCAGTCTGTGATGCGAACGATAGGCGTCCTGTCCTTTCCGCCGGTCTGCTCAGCATCGTGAATAACGTAGCCAACACTCACGCTTTGGCGTATGCCATCTAAAACGTCCTGGTAAACCTCTTCGGCACGAGCGCTTTTTCCAAAACGCACTACGGCGCGTCCAGTCAAGTCCGCGTCGACACGTACAGATTCGATTACCCCAACGATGTCGCGAAAGTCATGATCTACGAGAAGCGGCCCACCAGATTTAAGCCTGTTGAGCCGGATTGATTTGGGCTGGAGGTCTAGAATCTCCCTCCCCCATAAGCGGTCTACTGGCTCTTCGCTCGCGAAAGCCAGTTCGACTGTTCGTGATTCGGGATTTACTGCGGAACGGTCAAGCGTGAAAATGCGCTCGACTTTCGTTCCAGGCTTGAGAGTTTTGATTGGCTCCATGATTGCCATGGTGCCGTATGAGGTGTGACATAAGACAGGGAGTGCGTGTCACAATCACGCAATGCCGCGTTTGATCAAAGCATTCCTGGTTGTGACTGAACGAGGCGCTACCGATCTTGATGTGGTTGACTTTCCCTGCCGAGGGATGACTGCTCCGATAGGCGGAGAGCCGGGGAACTCGCTCCCGTAGAAATCCAACCCGCCAAGGAACGCTCCGCCTGTTTTGATCGCCTCGACTGTAGGCCTATATAAGGCATCAAGAATGGGGTCAATCGTTACCGTCCCGGTCAACACCGATCCCCTTTCTACAGCGGCAAAACCATAAGCGACGTTTTTGTCTCCGGCGAATCCGGTGCAGGTAGCATCCAAATCTAGCGCGTACGCTGTAGCCCCTTGCATCGAGTTGTTGGATATAACACCGTTTTTAGCGTTTGGGAAGAAAACTATTTCGCCGTTGTAGGGGCTCGCGCCATGGTTGTTGTCGAAGAATGTATTGTGCTTCACCGTCACGCCGGTGCACGCCGCCGCAGCTACAGCGGATACGCCGTTATCGTGCGCGATGCACGATTCAACAGTCGTATAATCGCCCAGGTTCAGGCTGAATCCTGCCCCCTCGTTGTGGTGGGAGTAACACCGCCTGAAAATAGAGTTATCGGCATACGCATCGAATGCGAAACCGTGTCCTTCTTGGAATAGGGCCGCTGGATCGGAAATGTTCTCATAGGCTTCGCAGTCCTCTACCACGATGTTATAGCAGCGTCCCCAGGCATAGTTGACGGCCTGAGTCGATGGATTGGAAGCTGACCCGACATTGATGTACAGCACCGCTGCACTCACGCCGTATTCCCCCAGCCCGGGCGTGGTCGGTGTGCTGGTGTTCTTGTTCAGCCGCCGATAGGCCGAAACCGATGTCTTGACGTAATACACATCCGGCTCATAGGCCGCCATTGAGCGCTGCCATATCGTTCCTGAGGGATTCGTCCAGCCTGAAGTGGCATCCGTGACGCGGTACTTGCTGGAAAACCCGTGGCCACCGAACGGCGCCGCGAACCCGTTACGGTAAAACTTGCACCGCCGAACCAGCACGTCATGGGCCCCATTGGGAATGAGTCCGTGCCCTGGGTTGTCGAAGAAGTGGCTATCCTCGATAAGATAATACCCAGTGTCGCCCGTGGATGTTGCTGTGCCGCCGAAGATCAAGCCGGCTTGGCCTGACAGCATCCGGGTGAAGAAACATCGAGAAATCCTATGCCCGATATTCGGGGTGGACCCGGAAGCGAAAAGGTAGATGGAGTATTGGCAAACGCCTTGGCCGTCGAAGTACAGGTCTTCGAAATCCACATAGCTGCGTCCCGAACCGTTCAGGATCATATTGCCAGTAGCAGAGGGATTTTTGACAAAGGCATACGGCACCTGCGCTTCCCCGTACGCAGCGAGCAATGTCCTTTGGCTATCGCTAACACCGCTCCTAACGCCTGTATTTGCGGTGCTGATAATGTGGTCTACACCGCGCTTCAAGAAAAAGCGATCGCCACTCGCTCCGAAAGACTGAATGTATGTGTCATAACTCCGTTTCGCGGTCGCCGGGGTAAGTCCGTTTAAGCTGTCTGACCCGTTCACCGGATCGAAATAGTGGTCGGTCATTACAAATAGCTGACGGTGATCTTGCTTGCACCTGCGGTGACGATAGTCAGGCCCGTAGTGAAAGCGATGTCTAAAAGGTAAGCGCCCTCCGCAATACTTGCTTTCAGAACAGCCAAGACTGTCCCGCTACCGGAAGTGTTGTCATAAACAGTAATTGTCCCTGCCGCTGTCTCGGTTACCGTTATTGCATGCAACATGCCGGCGCCAGTCTTAACCAGTGTAGTTGCTGCACTGCTGATGTACTTTCCATTGCATTTCGACCCTCCCCAGCTCCTATCGAGAGTCGAGTCGTCACCGGGGTGAATCGCCAGATCACACACGTCCGCCGCGGTGCCTGTGCATGTCTGTACCCCACTTGCAAGCTGTCCCATCTATCGCTCCTTGATATTGAAGTAAATCGTACGGTCGTCCTGCCGGCCGCCAGCAGTGACGATATGCACGGTCACCGATGGCGTCTGCCCGACAACACCGCCGCTTACCCATGCAGTGACCGTGTTCGAGGTATTGCTTGAGGTATCTACGGTCACGCCATTTCCTGTCACAGCCTTATCTAAAATGGAGTCCGACACCTCAGTAAGCCAATCAGTCCAATCAACGGTGTAATCCAGAACCGCATCCGGATCTTTATCTATCATCGGCCAGCCATCAGCGTTTACGATAAATGAACTCATTGCGGCACCCTGTATTCCCTGTTTTCAGCCTGGATTGCATAGATTCGATCTTCAACCGGAACGGCATAGGTGCGGCTCGCAGATACAGCTCCGCCAGACTTTGATAGAGCCGCGGCTGTACCTGTAATCGCAAACGCCCCTGCCTCTGCTATTACCTTGCGCGCATAACGCAACGTAGCGGCTGAGCCAGTGAATGCGAATGCTCCTGAGGCGGCCGATACCTTGCGATTCAACCTTAAACTTGCAGTCGTGCCGGATACAGCGAAACTGCCAGAGTCAGCAACTAATGTCCTGTTTCCTACTGGCTGATAAGTAAGCGTTGCATTAGCGCCAGATATCGCAAACGAGCCGGGAGAGGCCGATAGGAGCCGGCTATATTTGAGACTGGCTGCCGCACCATTTACCTGAACCGATCCAGCAGAAGCCGGGAGAACACGAGAAATCTTAAGCGTTGCAGCGCCGCCCGTAACTGCGAACGATCCGGAATCAGCCTGAAGCGTCTTGTTGCTGCTAACCGAAAGATTGGCGGCTGTACCTGTTACCGCTACCGATCCCGCTCCGGCCTGTAATACCCTTCCTAGTTTTAACGATGCTGCCGCTCCGGATACGGATACCGAACCAGACGCGACTTGAAACGAATACCCTCTTTTGAGAGTTGCCGCCGTTCCTGATACTGATACGGACCCAGATGAAGCCGGTAAAATGTGATTGTATTTAAGAGCGGCCGCGGTTCCAGTTATTGCAAAGGAGCCGAAAGAGGCTGTTAATGTGTAATTGGTCCCCGACGCAGCAGGGTAATAAATAATTTCCTGTTCTTGCTCAAATATCTGCCAAGGATTTGCTTGTAGCGATATGATCAAATCATCGCTTAGATACCGGTCAAAAAGGTAAAAGTACGAGAAGCGCGCTGTTATGAATCTCGGGCTGCTTACCCGGAGTTGCCCGACCAGGAAAGGATTAGTGGGATTAGATATTCCTGACAGAGTAATACCGCTACTCGCAATCTTTGCCCCGTTGCGAAAAATGGAAGGGCCAACGCCTGCTTTATATCTTGCAGCGCCATGATAAAACGTGCCAGTTGCCCATCCGGAAGCCAACAAATCGCCGGAATAATGATTCCCCGACAGGTACATGTCGGTGCCAGATGTGTACAGGCTCCAGCCGTTCGATGATCCATTGGAACAATCCACGATTCCCGTAACACCGCTCAGCGCGTCGAATACGCCGCCCCACATGACCGTGAATTCATCTGTGGGAATATTTGCGGTGCCGTAATCTAGGTAAGTACTGGACCCATTGAATGCCAGCGCTGACCCAGCATCGGTCGTTCCGGAAGCCAGGGTACCGCCCGGTATTGGCTGCGCGATCAGATCACCAGCATTGCGCAGAAATCCGCTTGCGTCGCCAAAGCAGATAATCTGGGCGCGACTGCCGGCCAGCGCTGGATGGGTGAGATCGACGCGAGCAGGGTATAGCGGTTGATTGGTGAGTCGATTCACTGGTTAAGCTATTGTCGTAAATTCGCTCAAGTACGCCTCGACCGTCACAGACTGCCCGGTATTGCCTGTGAACTCAACTTCAAGACACATAACTTCAGCGCCGATTGGATAAGCCGCTTCCAGAACAGCGCTATTTGCAGTTCCAGGGCCTACAGGAGCGTATAGAGTTTTCCAATCCGTGCCAGCAGAAGCAGCAGTCGGCAACGTTGAATTGTGGGCAATCAGGACTCTAACGGTGCATTGCGTTGTAGGGCCTGTCGCGCCATTCGTGATCTTGCAAGTCAAGCGGCTTGGCCCTTGCGCGCTTTTTAAATCCAAGGTGCCGCGAGTAGTCGATCCGGCAGCATTTGATGCGCTGGCTACCAGTGTCCGCGCTGTTTTAGTGAGAGCCATTACTAACTCCCGTTCGCGAATACGTTCACAGCTGCATCAACAGCAGTCTGGACCGTCGCATCATCAGCGCTAGTTATTTGCGCGAGAGTTGCAGCCTTATTCTGAGCAAGCACAGGCCACATCATCTTTGCGCCAGCGGCAGATGTGTCAGCGAATACAGTCTTTGCCCACAGCAAGCGATTGGTATGATTGGTGACTGTACCGGCTTCCGTCATGATCGTGGTAGCGGCTACTACACACGCCATACGCACTTTGTTCAGTAGCGCGGTATTGCCAGCAGCGCTCAACAGTTCGTCATAAGTTGCCATGATTAAGCTACCGTAAAGAGAGATGCGCCAAAGTCGACGGTGAACGTCTCCCCGCTTGCCAAAGAAATTGACGAACCGTAGTCCCAATACCCAATGAGCGGATCTGCGGGAGAAGTAGGCGTGTCGTTGTAAAGCACAACGTACCGGAAAGGCCCAACTGCGCCGGTAGCGGTGATGACTACATCCGTTCCCGCTACATTGATCGTTCCTGCGCTGGTAGTGGCGGCATTCTGCACATCGACCGGACCCGTATAGCCATTGCCTGTAGATATCTCCGCAAGATCAGCCTTGACGGCATTCGACGATACCGTGGGGGCCGTGTTGCTCAGATAAATCTTGAGCGTATCGGTATCGGCATTAAGAGCGGCGGCATGAACGCCAGCGGCTAAGTCCGTCACAAAGCGTTGAAATTTCACAAAACTAGCCATTTACGTTTTCTCCTTGTTGATTCGGTTGATCTTGTGCAACAGGCGCACCACTTGCCAATGTCACATTCTTTTCTTTCGCGTATTCCTGAAACCGCGCAATATCGTCTATCACATCCTCCGCATCTTGCCCCTGTTGCGCGGCGATCTTGTATGGGCTAGCCAGCCCTTTATCCACGGCAATGACGGATGCCTGAATGTCTTTCATCGGGTCCACCCACTGCCAGCGCCGGCCCATGAATTCGTGCGCCATGAATTTCTGAAGTTTTGCTGCAGGTAATGCAGAGCCATTCGGCATCACGATTGCGCCTTTGAGTAGCGCGCTCCTCAGCCATCCTTCATAGACAGGCTCAAGGAACTGGCTTATGAACCATCCTTGCACCATCATCCATTCATCACGCTCCTCAAGAGTCCCGCTGCGAATAGAGGAAAAGTTCACCCCTTCAAGATCATTCGCCAGCGAGTGATAGGAAACATTCAGGCCTGATCCGATATCGCGCTTGGCAGCCTTTGTGAATGTGTCATACATGGCATGCGGGTAATCCGGATCGAACTTCTCAAAGTGCACTCCCTCAGGCAGAACTCCGAATTGACCAGGGTCCGCTTCTGTAAACGGCACTTGATTTTCATCCTCTCCATCCGCTAGAGGCGCTGGATCGCCATCGGGAGTCGTGAAGAAACCCATCTTTGACGCGCCGACGCGCGCAGCTATAATCGCCGCCTCTTCATACCCTCCGAGGTGATGCATCCGGATCATGCTGGCATGCATCCAGGGGATTCCTCTAACCTGCTCCGGGTCATCTGTCACAAAAAGATGAAGGATCTCTTCAGCCGGTATTCTGGCCGTCTTCCGCGCGGTAATGTCCTTGCCGAGATATTGGGTAACGATGTGATAGGCAACCGGCCTGTTATCTCCATTCACCTCGACGCCCATGGTTATTGCGTTTTGAGTTCCAGAAGCATCCCGGTTGAGCATCGTATCCAGGCGCTCTATGTCGATAAACTGAAGGGCATAACCATACTTATTATCTGCATCGGAACGTATCCGAACTATGGCCTCACCGTCTCGCGCAACTCCACGCATAACTGCACGCTCAAAATCAGGCAGCGACATCCTGCCAGACACATCACAGTTCTTTGGCTTCGACCAATCATCCCATCCAGCCTCTATCGCCGCATTCGCCAGCCCATCCTGCTGTCCGTTTTGCATTAATGACCGGCACTGAAGAACAAACCCGTTTGTTCCGACCACGTTGGCGCACACCAGACCGAGATACTTCCGCGCCATCGGCTCGTTCTTTGCCATATGTCTCGCGCGGCGCCGCAACGCATCCAGATCGCCTCGTAATTCAGTATTGATGCTGCGCTCGGCCTGAAGAAATGAATGCGTCAAGCGGTTATATTTCGCTGCTTCGAAACGCCGTTTGGCCTTTTTGTCTTTGAAATCGAAAAGACGGCTGAATATGCCCATCAAAACCTCACGTTCAGCCGATTGCGCGGGCGAAAACCGTTCGCGATCCTGTCCGCGTTTTCTTCCTGCAACACTTCCAGCTTCAGTTTGGACCTGAGAGACATAAACTCTCCCGCGGAACGGAATCGCATTGTGCGGCCAGCAATGGAATACTCCTGAGTCCAGGCGTTCGCGCCGTACGTGAGCAACGCTGAATCCAAAAGATCAAGCGTCTTTTTGGCTGTGCTGCGTGAGTCAAAACCGGGAGCTGTGACAACAGCAAGATCGGGAAGGACAGCCATCCGTCCCGCTTCGAGCGTATAACGCTCCGCGCCGCTCGTTACCCAGCTTGTCCAGTTGTAATCTCCCGCGATGTAGGCAGCGGAAATAGAAGCAGCGATTGAAACAAGGTGATCCGAATCGGAAGCGGTTGCGGTGATATCGATTTTGTGGCTTTGATTTATGAGGCGATAATGCAGAATCCAACTGTCAGCCGGGAAATCGGACAAAGATTTTGTCCATGCAACGGTGTCGCCTGCGCGGATTCGCGCAGGCTCTGAGGTAGGGATTTCTACAGTCATGATACAAATCATGCATGACTGTCAATGACATAAGACAGGGAGTCTGTGTCACTATTTCCTGCGATACTTTTCCAGAATCCTGTACACAGTTCTTTTATCGAGGTTGAATTCCTTGCACAGAACTCTGGTACAAACCCCAGAATCCCACCTCTGAAGCAGTTTTTTATCTCTTATCTCAAGCCTCAAAGATCGGCCATTGCTGATATTTACGCTTTCACCGCCCCAATCATTTTTTATTTCAAGCTCTAAAGCTTGAATGTCGCTATGCGTAAAAAATAATGGCCCAACGAACTCCTGCACTCTCACAAGAATATCTTTGACAATATCGCTCTCGTCGTTGTTGATCACCATCTCTTAACAAAGCCTCTGCGACGTGGACGCGCCTTAACCTTATGTTTTTCTATAGGCGGATTATCTGGAAATATCTCTGGTGCCGGCTCTGTCTTTACTTCTTCCACCTGAACCGGCATTAATTTCTCCCGTAGCGCCTTCCAGTGACCTGGTTTGAACTTGTGCAGGCCAAGATAATGAGCTGCAGCAAGGTTATAAACCATCAGGTCCAACGCCTCATTGCGGTCTTGCTGTTTTTTCTCCCACCAGCTCGTTTTCATGCCGCGCTTGTAGCCTGTGGTGCGGTATTCAGACGTCAATTGCTTGTAGTAATCCTCGGGCAGATCAGTCGAGAAATGCACCGCTCCATGGCCGCACGCTTTCTTCCAGCGGGAAGCGAGATAGTCTTTCGCCGTATCGGTTCCCACGTGCCAGAGCTGCGCGCCCTTCTTTACCGTTTCCCCTTTCCGGGTCATGTCCACAAGTGACGGCTTGGCAGGAAGAATCGGTCTATTCGGCTTCGATGCGCCCTTGATTGCGTAGATGTGGCGGCGCCGGCGGGAATAGGTGAAGTTATAGACCTCCTGAGTGGCGTGCCCACCCGAGTCCACAAACGCGGCCGCAATGCTCATCTCGTTGCCGCTCTCGTGCTTGTATTTTGTCGAAAGGAGAGCGTCAGCACGTTCCCATGTGGCCTCTTCCGCGGGAGACTGCAGGATGATCTGATAATCGACGATCCAGCACTCCAGGCCTTCCCCCCAGGCCACAACCTTGAGTTCCAGGCGATCGCTCTGAGTGTCTATCGATGCGGATAGCTTGAGGCCCCCTGCAGGGACCGTGCCAAGACGGTAATCCTCCGCTCTGGCCATGAGTTCGTCGTACTTGGTCTGCTCCTTCTGACGCTCCCAGCACCGCGCAAGGCGTGTGTTATAAAAAGTGATCATGGCGGACTCGTCGCCCTGTTCGAGCGCAACCTTTGCCGCCGAATGCTCTTTTATGAGGCCCTTCCATGGAAACCAGCCATAGGGCAGGAACATGGCGGAAATGGTGAAGGACTCTGTCTCGCCATCCCCGGGGCCGCCATCCGTCCACGCGCCTTTCGCAAACATCCGGGTTTTGTCCGGCTCATACATCACGCCGCCGCATTCCGCACAGGGATAGATCGCGTTTTGCCCATCCTCTGACATGCGCAACCTTTCGAATTCGAGGGTTTGCATGTGGCCGCAATGGACACACTCTGCCAGGGCCTCGCGCCGCGTTCCTTGCTGGTAGAGGTCATCGATCTTCGATTCACCCTCAATTGTCGGGGATGAGGAACAGTACAATTTCCGGTTCCGGTCAAAGGTGGTCTGCCGCGCTTCCGCCAGCTTGATCGGGTCGCCCTCCCCGTTCACATTCGCTTCTGTCCGGTCTACCTCGTCGATATAGACGCGCCTTGCAGGGACTTCGGAAAGGTTCGCGGCTGCGCCTGCGGTGGCAATAAACAGCGTGCCACCGATGTACTCCTTCGTGTCCATGTTATTCATGGCATCACGGCTATGCGGCGGAGCGACACGCTCTTTCAGGACAGGAACCGCGGCGAAGGTCTTATCGATCCGGCCGGCGCTGCGCTTATGCAGCTTGCCGGTAGGAACAAGCCATAGAAAATTGGAAGGAGATTGGTGAATGGTCGAGCCCAGCCAGTTGAGCGCTATCTGAGTCTTCATCATCTGGGAGGCACACTTCGCCACCACCCGCTTGCAGGGATGAACATCAGACAGGCAGGCCATAATCTCCCGCGCATGAGGCGTCCTGGCGGTACGGTATGGACCGTACTCGTTCGATCCTGAAGACTTGGGGATGACCATGAACCGGTCGGACCACTCGTCGACTGTGACGTCGAGGTCCGGCTCAAGGGCACGAGAAGCGGCAAGGTGGACTGTGGCAAAACCGTCCATTAACCAAACTTCTCCGCAAAGCCCTTGGCCATCGAATCGAGCAGCGCCCTATGCTCCCGGTCAATTACCTTTTCGCAGGCCAGTGTATCTGACAAAGCGGCAACTTCAGGAGCTATCCGGCGCCCGACATTAACCAGCCCGTCGCGCATCTGCCGCATGATTGCCGAAACCCCGCGCTCGACGTCTTCACGCTTGACCAGGGTGCCGATAAATTCCTCATGTTCCGCTTTTGCTTGCAGCGCCAGGCTCTTTTCCTTGACTGCGCGAGCGCGCCAGTACAGTTTGTCCGCATCCGCGATTTCGAGATCAATTGACTGCCCCTCCTCGGTTCCTGATTCCGGTTGATGTTCCGCTTCCGCCTGTTCCGTATTCCGCTTGGTTCCGGGGTTGCCATCTACACGGAATTCTTTCGACTGCGTGACCTCCATGCGGCCGGAACGCCACTGCCTAGCAGCCTCCAGGCTGTGCGTCGGCATCCCTTTTGCCGCCAATTTCCTCACTTGCCTGTCGCTGATATTCAGCAATCGGGCGAGCTCAATTTGAGTCAAAGCGGAACCCATTTGAAATTTTACCCGCTAGAATTTTATCGGGGTTCGAATTACCCGCAAAATCAATGTCTTGGGAAGTACCTTTCATGTTATTTAGCATGCTGTGATGTGTCTCTCGGTATTGAATTGAAGTCTGTCGATGTCTCGCGCACTCTTTTATTGAACTCGATACGATAGCTATCGTATGCCGTCCTCTGAATTGATCCGATGTACTCTGGAATGACCGCGCCGAGTTCCACGTTATCAAACCTCTCAGATATAGCGACGTAATGAATGCAGTTATCATAAACACTGTACCCAGCTTCAAGAACAATTAACTCTCCCATTACTGCTCTTGCTGCATCCGGGTTGGAGTCTATAAGAGCTTCATGGATTACAAGCTTCCCTAGTCTCCTGCTCTTTATCATATCGCCGACCTCATCGCTTCTTGGTATGCCTGACTCATCAGCCTTGGGAACTCCTTCTCGACAGTCTTACGTGCCACGTATTCAAAGTCGAATAGCTTCTGGTACTGTGCTGACTTGACGAAGATGATGATTGGCTTAATGGCTGTGCCACTTCCAAAAAAGACACGCTTCCATATTCCGAGTGGCAGCTTGCCATCACCAGGTGCACCAGCGAAGTATTCAAAGCCGAGCGTTCCCTTGCGTTTGCTACCTTTGACAAGCCGGGCCCTGCCCTTGTCATTCATGTTGGCCTTGTATCCAGCTTCAGGAAAAGCCTTGAAGAATGAGAGTATTTGCACTATCTGGGATGGCTTGATGTTTCCGAATGCGTCCATATCCGCCGCTTCCCCAGGCACAGCGTAGTAGCCTGGAGGCATGGCCCCTGCTAGTGTCAAAGCCCTTTCAAATTTCTTCTGCCGCCTGAATCCGCCCTTTATTTCTGCCTTCAGATATTTGCTTGCTGGAATGCCTTTTCCGGCAAAATCCTTGATATAAGCAGCCGCTGTGAGATTCGATTTTGTTGCCGGCTTGATATAGATCGAATTGACCGTAAACGGAGTTGGCCTATCGAATACATCTTTTATCTCCAGCGTCTCTTTCTGCTGCACTGCCTGCGCTGTACGGGTCAATGCAACAGCAGTAGCAAATCGTGTCTGCTTACTCGCATTCCTCAGGCTTCCAACTATCTGAGCGGCATTCGTTCTGAGGTCTATCGTTATCACTTCGCCACCTTTATCAATCCATCGTTTACCACCCATACATGCTCTTCATTTATGCCTTTCAACCTAAATGTTGAGAATCTACGATGTACCTTAGATGCGTATCTAAGCGCATCTTCTTCTAATGCAAACTTGCATTCCATGAAATCGTTAACGTTGCGCCTTGATCCGAAGATGCTCCAATAAACAGTCCAATTTTTTACTGCCCTCTTTTTCCTGCTGCAGACCTTTTCTCTCTGCGAAATAACCCCCTCACGAACTCTTTTCGCTATCAGGCATTCCTTCCTGTAGGAATTCATTTCGCCACCTTCACATGTCCATTTACCCACAGCCAGTTCTGAGTCTTCGCATACGCTCTCAGCCACGCGAAGAATTTCTCTTCCCGCTCCATCTTATCCAGCAGCATATGGGCTTCATGGCAGAGGCTGGCGAAAGCAAAGTCGTTTGATTTGTGTCCATGCCCTCGTCCGAAAATATGGCTGTCGCTGTGAGCTGGCTCACATCCGAGATACTCGCCACACTGGTGCGGATAGTCGGCGAAACACGGTGCGTCATGGGATAGGTCGAGCAATTTGCGCGAGCGAAAAGTCATGCATACCTCCTATTCATCATTTCCTCATCCCTGGGACTTTCTGGCTCACTCCATTGCACGCCATGATCACTACCATAAGCCGCCACATACTCGATCAGACTGGCCATACGCTTTATACTCATCTGCGCCGACGATTCGCGGATATTCGTAAATTCACCTTCCAAGCCGGGAACGATGTCTGCGCCTGCCCCTGTGGCGATCGCGTGACCGGAGATAAACAGCACCTTCCACTGATCTTTGGAAAGCCAGCGGCCCATGTACTGCAATTGCTTTGAAACATCTCCACACATCGCATGAAAACGCGCGCTCTGCTCCTCCTTGCGCGTTTTGGGCTTGATCAGACACATATGGTCTTCAGGCGCGGCCTCGATGCACTGATGAGCATATTGGCGCTGTCTGGGGCCAACGAGGAATATGGTTTGCTTTTCGCTCAT